TAATCATTTTGACGAGCTTCTAACAATTTCCCTTGGTAAGCTTCCTCACCTCGGGCCATCTTAGCTGCGTGCATGTGTTGTGCATCAGCCATAGCCATCTTTGTCTCTTGACGCTTTTTGTATATGTGGCTTCCAGCGTTAAGAGCTAACTTTAGCGCACCAAAAATTGGAAACGCCATACTAGTACCACTTAGCGGTTTGTTTTCTTGCCGCACCAGTACCTTTTACAGTACATTTATCACCAGTAGCAATATAAACTCCTTTAGCTCTAAAACTAGATTTACCTCTTGGGTCTATTTCTAGATTTTGAGAAGGAATTTTAATATTTACCGATTTACCTAACGGTGCTTGTTTTTCTTTTGTCATATTTTTCTCCTTGGTTTTTATATACTAAGATCTAGGACCTTTCAAGGTTCTAACGTCTTTAGCCTTCATTTTATCTGAAGTTAGTTTAACATCAGCAGAGATTAATGATTTTTCAATAGCTGTATCAGCTCTTAACTCTGCTAGTTCTTCGTTTTGGTCAAGTTTATCATCCGTAATCTCACGATTTTGGACAAGTTTAGCTTTATCTAAATTAACTCTCGCATCTAATTCATGTTGTTTTCTTTCAGCGTCCATTGCTTTTAGATCCACTTCTCTTTGTTTTAATTTAAGTAGTGGGTCATGATCAAATTGAGATGTAATTGCTTTTTCTTCTTTTAAAAACTCTTCAGTCATATCTGCAATTAATACAGCTTTTCTAGCTTCAATCTTTTGGGATATTTGTTGAAACTGTTGTTGCATTTGAGGATTCTGTACGGCTTGTTGTTGCATTTGTGGTAACATCTGGAATTCTTGTTGGAATTCAAGTTGAACCTGTTCCTGTGCCATCAAAGAAATATGTTCTAACACATTCTTTTCTAAAGCAGCTGTGACACTTGGATTGTTTCTAACAAAATTTGTAGCCATAAAGTTTAAGTGAGCAGTGACATGAGCTCTATGATCTTGACCAGGGAAAGCTTGAAAAGGCTTTCCTCCTAATGCATCAATGTGCTCTAATGCCGGATCTTTTGGTTGATTCGGTGGTGGAGGAGGTAAGACTCTGTCAATATCCTTAACTCCAATCGCTTCATACATTTTTCTATAACACATGTATAGATTATGCATCTGTGGATTAGACATCGCTAATTGTAATTCTGTTTGTGCCAAAGTAATTCTTTGTGACATTGAGAATATATTAGGATCGGCAACAGGTAGAATATCTACTCTGTCGTCAAAATCAGTTTGTTTAATATTTCTTTGTCCGCCTACAACATCATAAGGATATTCTTGCGGAAGATACGAGGCAAATATTTTTGCCAATAGTTTAAATTCTTGTTTTAATGAAACATACAGCCTTTTGTGGATTGCTGACATTACCCTTGAGCCGCGCTCTAATAGGGCTACGGTCGTCCCAACAGCTGCTGTTTGGTTCCCGTCACCGACCTGCATGTCAGCAATGGACGCGAATCTTTGTCCTGCTTGAACGACAATTCCCATCAATTGCAATAAAGTCTGAGAAGGTTCTTTGTATGGTAAAAATACAAAGGCATCTTTTAGATTTCCTCCTGGTGTATCTACGTCTTTAAATTCTCCTGGTTGTATATTTGCAGCGTCATCTTTTACTCTGACACCACGTTGTTTAAATCCGGCTGGTAAGTTTGATAACGTACCTGCATCTAATAACTGACGGAGAGCCGCAGTTGCAGTACGACTCAATCCGCCAATCATATGAATGAGTCCAAGTCCATAAAATCCTAGTCCTGGCAGAAATTTGAAGTGGACGAAATATTGGATTTTATTTTTCGTTGGATCATTGGGCGCGAAGTTCCTTCTTATCGAAAGGACCTTCCGACTACCTTCCTCGATTGTAACGATGTAAGGTAATTTTATTCCTGTTGGTTCACCGTCGGCGCCAACATCTTCGAAACCTTCTAAATCAAGGTCAATGTGGAATTCTAGTAATGTGTATAAAGGTTCAACTCTTTGTGATTTAGTTAATCCTTCTAATTCTCTTTCTTTTTCTTTTAATTTATCAGTAACAGTATCTTGTGGTTTGTTTAATTCTATATCAGCATAAAAACCTCCTACTTGTTGTTTTCTTAAATCATTTTCAGAAATTTTAATAACATGACAAACTGATTGTGCATCTTCTAAAGAAGTTGCAGTGTATGGTACAACTAAATCATCAGCTGGGACAAATTTAGAAACAGCTCTTTGTAATAAATCATCATAATAAACTTTTTTAAATGTAGAACCTGCAAGAGGTAAATAAAATAACATTTGATCAAATTCTGGTTCATATTCTTTCATCTGATCCATCAATTGATAATTCATGAAATCTTTTACTCTTTGAGATTGTTGTTCTTTTAAAGGATTGCTAATTCCAAGAATTTGAGTTCTTACTGGTCCATCAGACGGGAGTAACTCTTTATAAGCGAGAGCCTGAAACTGTGTAACCGCTTCAGCAAGAACCGGATGAGTGGCACCCGACGCGCCTTGAAAAGGTTCCGTTCTATTTTCATACTTAAACCCTAACAGATCTAAGCCTACAGTGTAAGCTCTTTCCCAGTCTGCACGGGAAGCTTTGTATTCTCTATAATCGCCTTGTAATTGATTTGCTATTGGATCTGTAACATCATCAGGTAATAAATCTGCAAGATTTCCAAAATGATCACCACCTTCTGGTATGTTTACTTTACTTGGATCAAAGTCAATTGTAGCACCACCATCATCATCTTCAGTGATCTCAATTGGTCCTTTTTCTATTTCAGGTTCCTGTAAGTTAACAACCTCTGCAACTTCATCTTCTGGTCGTTTAACATTTGGGAGACCTTTATCGATTTCTGCCATTTAAATTCTCCTGTTTCTTCTTATCCTTTTTTACTACTTTAATCAACCCCTCTGGATTAGGTCCTTTTAAAGGGGGTATCGCGTTCCATTTAACATGCTTCATGTTTTTTACAAGTGTTGAATTATATTTTGACATTTAAACTCGCTATACCTCCGCCTGAATAATATCTATCATAATAACGTTCCATTTGTTGTCCTGTCATAGTATTACCTGTAACTGGATGATAATATTGTTTTTGAATATTTAAATCTTTAGCTCTTTTCATTTTATCTTCTAAACTCATAGTTGAAAGTTTTGCTTGTTTAGATGTTGGATTAAACCAACTTCCAATACCAGAAATTTTTTTAAGTGCTCTTACATAAGGTCTTGTAACGGGTATATTCTCCATTATGTTTTGTGGTAAAATATTTTTAGGATATGGTATACCCGGAAAATGCGGAGTAATATTACCACCCAGCATTCCCCAATCAGTTAAATGCTCAAATGCTGAACTTCCAATTGGCCCCATATCAGTGTTAACTCTATCTAGTTTCTTTTCCCAGTTTTTATTATACCCTTTTCGTCCCATATAGCTGACAGTGTCATCATAATTTTTAAGAATGTCTTCTACATTATCTTTATCAAAAAGAGTGTTTATATTTTTTTGATATTCCTCCTCTAATTTAGGTACTATATCCTCTTGTGCTTTTAGCCTTGTTTGTAAATCTACTAAACTCTCATCTAATAATGTAGGATCACCAGACTCTAAATAATCTTTTAGAACTTGTAAATGATGTTTTTCAGATTCTATCATTTTTTTTAAATCTATAATATTTTTAACTTCAGATAAATTTTCTGTATTATGACCTAATTCTTTTCCAGCTTGTTGAAAATCTTCCCAATGCGCTCTTTGTCCTCCCTTATACATACCCAATGTTACATTTTCTAAAGATTGTTGAAAAGCAGTACCAGAATCCATACTATCTAAATTGTTTAAATAATCCAAACCGATTAATCCAGCCTCTAACTCAGCTCCAAGTGTGTGTGCGAATTTTCCGATTGTTTTAGCACCTTTACCTAAACCTTTTGCTGTATCTTCTAAAAGTTCTTTAGAAACAAACCCTGCTTGATTAGCTCCTTTTGACCTGTATTTTTGAATTTGTTTTTCAAATATTTTTTTATTTGATAAAAGTTCTTTTTGAGTTACCACACCTTTAGGCATTCTATAACCAAAACCTTCTGCTTGATGAAATTCTTTAAACCCTAAACCTGCTTTTTCCAAAGTAGCTAATCTTCCTTTAACTCCACCTAAAGTTTTATCCGTTGGTGCACCTAATGTCAGTTCTGGTAAAGTAAAACCAGTTCCTTTTAGTTGATCTATGTTTTTTAAATTAGGAAGTATGTTCTTATTAAAATTATTAACTATTTTTTTTGCTTCAGCAGAATGCCACCATTTACCGTCAACAAATTTAGAATTTTTGCCAATTTCTGCTTTTAATTTAGCTGTGTGACCAGATAGAACTTTTTGGTAATCTTTTAATATCCCTTCATTTAATTCTTTAGTTGCCAGTTGAGTAAATACTGAATAAGGAGCAGTTTTGTTTCTCATTGAAGAGGACACTCCAATTAACTCATCAATATGAATACCAGCTCCTTTTAAGCCATAGGTTCTATTAATTTTTCTTCTAATTCTATCTTTCCATTGTTCAAAAGTAGCATTAGTATTACCAAGCTCATTAGTAATATCCAACATAGCAGATTTATAAACTGCTTTTCTAATAGTGTTCATGGAAGCGTTTCCTGAACCATAAGGCATTTCTAAAAAAGTGCTTCTAATTTTATTAGCTATCTTTTTATTAGTTTTAAATTTACCATCTGAAAGAATAGAATCATTTAAACCAATTATAGTTTGTCCATCTAATGCTTGAGTATATCTTACAAGGCCATGAACGTATTTATCTAACGTGCCATATTTTTTTTGAACATGTTCCATAAATTTCGGATCAAAGTCTCTCAATTTTCCTTCACCCACCATAGGCAGTTTTCCATCTTTTAAAATTTGCGCTGTATATTTATCTTTTTGAAGATCTTTAATTCTTTTAAACATATCTGCTTGAATAGGACGTCCATCTATATATGTTTTTAATAATTCTAATTCTTTTTTCGTAGGTTTTTTATAAAAAAAATATTTTGCACTGGAAGGTTTATCTCTTCCCGGCCCTATAATTGCGGTTTGATCTAATAATTTAGCTGACGCTCTAGCAACAACAGTATCTTTTGTTCCGCCTACAGCTCTCATGTCTTCTGCACCAGCACCAAGTAAATTTCTAAGTTCTGTTAATGAAATATAATTTTTTTTATTTTTTGGTAATAAACGCTTCATTGAGTGTGATCTTGAACCGGGTTTAATTAGACCTTCCCAGTCTCTCCCCTCATACCCAGGTCTCGATCCATCAACCGATGGTGTTACTAGTTGGCCATCGTTGTATCCAGCTCTACCACCGTAAGCAT